TTTTAATGCTACTTGCTACATAATTTTTTTCTGCCATTTTAATTGATTTTTTTTGTTATTATTAAGTTATCTATCTGTTCCTGTATTCTTTGCTTCTTCCTTTTTAAATAAATTAGTTCGTCCTCGTAGTACTCAGGACAATCTTCATCTATAAGTTTTGATTTTATTCTATCAAAGTTCCTATTATAACTAGGGTATACTTCAGAAAATATATCGTGTTTTTTTACTGCGTGAATTACTGTTGCGTGATTTGTATTTACAAATTTGCCTATTGTAGCTAATGGTAGATTAAATATCCTTCTTAAAATTACACAATACAGTCTCCTAGCCTCCATAATAGGAAGAGTCCTGCTTTTTGATTGTACTGCATTCCATTTTAACTTAAAGATACTACACACTTCATTTTTAATTCGTTCATTCCTTTCATCAGTAAATGCTAGATAGTTAATTACTGTCTCATCTATTTCATTATAGTAATTACTCATTTAGAATGCTTTTAGGTTCGTGATTCTGATATTTTGAAGGTAGTGAATCTATTAGATTAAAGTCCTCTTCCCCTCTTATAATAAGTTCTCCATTAGGTAGGTCTATCTCTATCATATCTATAATATCTCTTACATCTATATTAAGAAAGTTTGAAAGTCTTCTCATATGATAGTATCTTAACATATAAGGATTTTCTATGTACTTATCAATAGTAGTTCCTTTTACATTACATATTTTACCGAACCTTCTTTTTGATATTCCTCTAATTCTTAGAGTTGCCTCAAGTTCATTCCTTGAGTTCCTTACTTTATCGTAATTATTAACTTTTGCCATTTTAGTAGTATTTAGGTTTGACGATATTTTTTAATCTGTTTACAGGAACTAAGAATTTACTCTGACTTGAATTGTAAAACTTCTTTATCTCTGAACTTCCTAAGAATCCTTGTATATCGTCCTCAACAAGTTCTCCTAACATTTTGCATCCATTTGAAACAATATAAGTGTATGGTTTACTTTGATGCTTATGAATCTCTATCAGTAAACACTCCGTTTTTCCGCATTTGCTCGTATTGGTGCTTTGGGTCTGTGTATGTTTCATTTTCTTTTAAATATGCTAATATCTTATCAGCCTCTATTTCTGATAATTCATTAAGGTTATTGATTATATCTGTCCTTTCGTGATTAGGTATAGAGGTGTAGTTGATGATGCCTTCTATGTAATTGAGTTGCCAAATCTCTGCTAATTTTGGATTCCCATCTACGACATCATCAAACCACTCATCAAAGTTATTATTTGTCATCTACTATTTCATCCTGACCAAATACTCCTTGCTCATAGAATCCTGTTAGCTTTAAAACAACTCTACTCATTGCTCTCTTTTCAGCCATTGCTACAGGAAATTTCTTACCACCTCCCATTAAATTTTTATCTGATGCCTCTCCAAAACTCATAACATTTCTAGGTTCTTTACCCTTCATCATACTTGCAGTAGCTTTCAATACCACCCATTCCTCAGTCATTATAACAGGCTCATAAGCAATCTGAATATTTTGTTTAGATACAATTTTATCTATTCCTGTTCTAGTGATGATTATAAAACCTCTTTGGTCTTTGTATACATCTTCTTTTACTAGTCCATTTGCTAAGAATAATCTCTTTAGAGTTTCTTCTTTAGTCTCTTTTACCTGTGGAACGTCAGCCACTTTAGTAAGTTTTTCCTGCATAGTTTTTTTACTCATTTTATTATTGATTTGGTTAATATTATTGTGATAGCCCTCTGCAATCTCGTGCATTGTATTGATTGTTTGGTCTTCTTCCTCTAGTCTCATTTGCATAAATTCCTCTTTCATTCTTCCCATTTTTTCATTTTTTTCGTTAATAGTTTCAAATTTATCTTCTGTCTTATTATAACAGTATTCTTCTTGTTCCCCCCTATAGAATCTATCTCCATAGTTTAAATCAGTCCTACTGTTTTCATCTTCTAACATACCATCTTCATATATTCTGTCTGCTATACTCATAACTATGATTTTGTTACATTAGTTATGTAATCCATAAAATTCTTTAATCTCTTATCAAAATTATTGCTAAATAGACTAGCATTTGTATCTAGCTTATACTCCACAATGTTTGCCATTCTAGGCTTACCATCCTTTGCGGTATATCTTGTTGGCACTTTAAGAGGTATGCTTTCTATTGAATGTCCTTGCCTTCTTAGGCTATGTATAATTGCTGACAATCTGTAAGCCCCATATTCGTTTATGGATTCTTTCTGTGTTAATTTTCTACCATCTTTTAAGTGTTGTAGAATGTCACTCGTTTGTGTTTTAGTCATCTTAGTTTATTTTAATTTATTATCTTTATAATCAGCTTGTTCTACTGCATCTTCCCAAGCACTACAAGAATGTTCTCTACATTCATTACATATGTCTGTACCGCCCCAAAAATAACTCTCACAACAGGCAGTTACTTCACTAAATTCATCTTCACACTCGCAGTCATCATTATCCCCACACATAATACATCTTTGGTGGTCTTCACAATGCTCATCATCTTGCATAATTTCATTTTCACATTCCTCAATGCAGCACTCAGGGTTTTTACCATCCCAATAAGCAGGATTATTTTCGTCTATTATTGCCATAATTATATTGTATTAATTCTAGGTACAAAACACTCATCTTTTCTGCTTAATCCTAATAAATCGTGTGATAGCGATTCAGCAAATTGATATTCATTTTCAACATTAACAGCATTTTTTTTATAATATCCAACTAAGTCAGAGCAGTATTTTTCGTTATCCATTAGTGTAAATAATACAAGGCTTGCTTTTCCTTGCTCATCCATAAATGGTAAATGTCTCTTGCAAATGTTTAGGGATTTTTCTAGTAGCGTAATCTCAGTCATAATAGTTTTTTTAGTTTGTAGTTTTTAGTTAAAGTTCGTGGCAAAGATATTCTTTTTGACTTACCCACCAAACTTATTTACACTTTTTTTTAAATAAAGTTTGTAATTTACAATATAACTACTACTTAAACTATAACTATTACTTTTACTATAACTATTACTATAAGGGTTTAGCCAACCCTTGACCAACCCTTCATTAAGGGTTAAATTCTTGTTATTTTACTTCCTAAATCCATAGGAACAACTATAGCAGTTTCTCCTCCCTCCAAAACTACACCACAACTTATTGTCGGTTTTTTAGGAAAATGAGAACCATATGCAAACGCATATGCATTAATATCAATACCGCATCCTACATTCATTCCGAAAATCATATCATTACGAGATGCCATATAAGATACTCCTGCAAAAGAATGAGAATGCCCCATAACAGTAGATTGTCTATTTGCTATTGCTCTGTTTCTAGCACCTGACACACCACTACTTCCTGTTCCGTGTTCGTAAAGTACACCATCAATTTCCCATTGTAATTGCCATTCCCAACCTTTAGGTGCTTCCCAAATTTCTTCATAGGTCTTTAAAAATCTCTTAGGTATTCCTGTTGAAGTAGCTTTTCGGAAGGGTAGAGCCGAATGATTTCCCACACAAACCTTTACATCAGGAAAAGTAGCATACCATTCATTCATTTTCTCCTGTGCTAATTCACTTTCTCTTAAAACATCATATGCCTCATCAGAATTTTCGTGATAACTCAATGCGTGATTATCAACCTCATCTCCAATATGTACTATTTCTGATACACCAAACTTATTAAAAACATCATAGCAAAATTCTCTATAATCAGGGTGGCAAAATGGTTCGTGAGTGTCTCCTATAATTCCAACACCTCCTTTAGTTCCTCTAATTGATTTAATGTATTCATATTCTTTCTCAGATAATCTAGGTCTGTATTCTTTATTCATAGTATAATTTTGATTAATATAATGTCAGCAGTTTCATACACATATATACAGCAGTTTCAGGTGCTTATGCATACATACAGCAGTTTCATAGTGATTTTTAATTCGCCTAAGATAGACAAAATAAAACAAACAAGACGCAAAAAAAGGGGAAACTACTCCCCTTTCTTCTAACTAAAACTATTTTCAAACTAATACTACCATATGTAACTAGCAAATGGTAGGCAAATATACAACTTTATTTTTTAATATCAGCAATTCCTTGACCTAAAATTAAAACTAATAAAGCTTGGAATATTTTCTCAGCAGTTTCAACATCTACACCTAGAAAGGTTACTAATGCAGGAACTAGTACTGAACTAATTGCGTACCAAAACTTTTTACTCTTGAACATCTGTCCGATTAAGAACTTACTTAGAAATTTTTTCATTTTATCTGTTTTTAATTATTAAATTTATGTTTAAACT